AGTATTTAATGTATTTAAAAATACTTTACCCGATAGAGTTGGAACAGATAATTTTATAAATAGGATTGAGGTAGTAGAGAATGTATAAAAGTGTAAGATTGTATATTTTACATAAATTTGGTTGTGATAAATGTTATAAGTATACACAACAATTAGTTGAAATGCTTAATGATGCACAGTTTAGAGTAAGATTAATGGAAATTGATGGAGATAAAACTCCTGATGATATTGAAAAAGTAGAAGCAATACAATTTATTGCTATGTATTTACAAGATGGTAAATTTAAATATTATTTATATGATGGATATAATATGACTATTGTTAATAACATTGATTCAATTGTAAGTAGTCTACAAGAAGCTACACAATTTTATGCTGATTTATATACTAAATATAATCCTATTACAACAGCTTTATTTAAAGTAAAAGCTTTTAATGAAGACAAAATTAATACTTTTGCACACAGATTTTATAAAACAGAGCCATATGAGATTACTTATATTGTAGGATTTGACCCATCTGTATGTGATGAGGATAGAAAAAATCTTACTAATCTTATGATTGAAGAAACTGGTGCATATAATGAAAACATAGATTATCAATATAATATAGAAACCAAGACAGTAAAAAAAGGTTGTAATGCTTGTAGTGGCGATAAAGATATTATTGAGTAGATATTATGGACGCAGAATATATTGATTATCTTGATGAGATACGTATAGATTTTATCGATAACGATGATGAAGTTGTTATAGCTAATATCTATGGTAATGGTGACTGCTTAATTGAGTCTACATATGCAGGAGATATTATTTGTATTATATTTAAACACATTAAAAATACTGTAAAAAATATGTTACACCTACCTCCCAACCAACATATCGAAGTAGGAAATATATCCTTACGCGATACACAAGTAAATGATAACAATATTGTTTTTGTTATTAATTTATTAGGTAATGATTTTAATTTTAGCGTAAAAATGAATTGATTTATATACTTCATAATGTATAATTTTAAAAAGGTGATAATTTGACAAAATCTTATAAATGGAATAGTCGAATGTTAACTCTTATTGGTTTTATAATAACTGCTTTAAGTTATATTACTGTAGACCAAGTTGCTAGTTGGCTTCCGACAGAATATAAAATATTAGCACCGACTATTGTCGGTATAATTGGATACGCAGCTGCGCAATTCAGTGAAGAAAAACGTGTTGTCGCTGCAGAACAATTAAAGACAGAAGAACTTACTGCTGATACTGGAATTTAAGGAGATTTTCATATATTTTTCTCCTTTTCTTCTAAAGATGAAACGAATGACATCATGTATCCCGAAGATATTCTGGTGTTATTAGAAACTGTATCCGACAATCGATATGACACATTTTCTCATGCTCAGATATGTGACATATTTGAGGATAGTTTAGATTTTTATCAAATTATGCCGGAAATTTTAACAGAATTTGATATCGTGAAAAAAATATCAGATAACGAATTCTTTTTAAATTTTGATAATGAAATTGTATCAAAATATTATGATTTTAAATCAGAACTAAATGAATATGTATTAAAAAAAATAGATAAATTTAAAAAATCAATGTAATAATTCATTGGAACTACGATAACACACCTCGCTATTGCGCATATGCAATATAAAATAAAGTTCGTAGTTTCATATAAAAATTGGGGAAAGTCGAGGTCGTGTTCTTTTTTATAGAGGTGTTATATGATAATATATAAACGAAATGTTACAGAGTCTGATTTAAAAAATAGTGATGAAATAATTTATTATTTCGATGATTATATATGTTATTTAATTACAAAAGTAGATAATTTATTTGTTGTCAGAAGAAAAAAAATATATACTGATTTTGAATTTTGGATAAAAAAAGTAAAAACGTTACAACAAGTATTAAAACTTATTCAGTAACATCTTCGATATTAGTACTTGATAAGTACATTATAAATTGCTCTCGTAATCCTTCATCATTTTCGCATTGTTGCTTCATGATAGCATTACATATAGAGCCTAAACCAAATAGAGCTATTACTGGACTATATTGTCCTATAATATCAACTATTTCTGGTACTCCTTTTTCATGAAATTTTTTTAAATCTTTATCAAATTCATTTTTCATTTTTAATATTTCTTCTTCGGATAATTCTTGTTCTGCCATTTTTATACCTCGTTTATTTATATTCTATTTCATTATCTGTTTTTGTTGCTTCATCAACTAAGTTTGTAAAGTTGCTTTTAAGATTTAGATTAATATCTGAACCATCTTCAATTTGCTTTTTAGCATTAATCATAGTAACTAAGTTTTGTATAGCTAATTCGGTTTCTTCGGTAAGTGTACCAAGTTCTTCCTCTCTTTGTAGACCTTTTTTAAGTCTATAATGTTGTATCGTAATAATATTATCAATTAAATCTTGTGGCTCTGGTACATTTTTTGCAATCTGAAAAATCTCTTGCCTATCTTCTTCTGTTAATGCTTGTATTGATAGTTCTAATAATCTTGTATTACCATTACCTTTTGGATTTGTAATATCTGATGCAAACGTAGTTTTTGGTAACAAATACTCACCTTCTTCGTTAAAATCGTGTTTAACTTTTTCTATATCTTTATAATTATAATTTTTAATTTTTGTAGCAATCTCTTTACCGTAAAATGTATAATTATCCTTTATAAAATCTTTCTCAACATCTGTTAGGTCTCTTTTCGGAATCTTAACACCTCGGTATAATATAATTATTTTTGTGTAGTATATAAAGAACCTGCTTTTTACGATACCTTTATATACTATGATTTACAGAATATAAGTTGTGAAGTAAATTCACATATATAATGAGGTGAAACAAATATGTCAATAAAAATTGTCAGTAATGATGAATTAAAAAAACAAGCCGAAAAAATAGCAACAGAAAACAATATCTCCGAAGAAGATTTTATTAAAAAATGCCAAGCTCTATTTTCAGAAATAACAGATGATAATCTTGATGATGCTCAAAAAGAACGTCGCGTATATAGAAGATTTATCGGTTCTTTAAGAAAACAAGCTTCACAAGATTGTGAAAAATTTACCGGATACGTTTTCGCTCGTGAAAAAAATAAAGATTTCGCTGATATAAGAAGAAAAAAAATCACTAAATATCTTGAAGACCATAGTATTGAAGAAGCAAAAGAAATTAAATATGTAAATGATGATGGCGAATATTTATATGGTGAAGATGACTTCTATCACAAGGGTGAAATATTACCAAAAGAAACTGGTAAAGGAAAATATTATGGTATCTTTATGGTTAATAATCAATTAGAAGTACACCCAGTATTTTTAGCATCATTCAATCTCTCCTCTATAATTCCAATGTTTACCAATGTTGAATTATGTGTTAAGGTTGGTAATGAAGATAGTATGTTCAAAACTAATACATTTTTATTCAATAATTGTTCTGTTATTGAGCAACCAAATATGCCTTTAAGTTATGATGATATGGTTGAAACAGAAAGTGAATTACGTTCTGTTCTTGATGGTAAATATAATGAAATAAAATTTGTTGATAGTTATGATGAAGTTATCGAATATGCAGAACAAAAAGATTTACCACGAAATAATTGTTTAATTATCCAAGGTTCAGTTGTTGCTAAAAATCCTATAAAGGATAAGAATACCGGTAGTTATATTACTTTAGCTGATAATGATGTTAGTGATTTTAGTTGCTGGGTAAATCCTGAAGTTAGAGATTCTTTACCTATGTTTATCGAAACCGCAGATGTATTAGCAATGATATCTGTATATGTTAAAAACGATGGCGAAATTGGTTGTAATCTTTTAGGTCTCGTACCTTTTGAAGCTGTTGATTAAATGAATGAAGATGAATTTCAAAACCCTCAGGTCATGTTTGATAACATGACCCGTTCTCTTAGGGTTAGGATACAAGTAATACGCAACGATTTGGTTAATATCAAGCACCCTGAAGTATATGAATTTGCAAGTGATTTATTATGGGAATATGAAAATGAATATCTTCAAAGAATAATGGCAATGTATGGTGAAGATGATGACAATAACGACTCCGGAACAGAAATTACAGAATGAAATAGATTTATTAGAAAGTGAACTTGAATTTATACAAGACCCAAAAGTAAAAGCTTATATTTTTAAATTGCTAAAGCAACAAAGAAAGGAGATGAAAACATATGTTTAAAGAAAAAGCAGAACAAACACACAAACCACGTAAAACATTAAAAGATGATATTAAAGAAATTCTTATGCAAAATAATATAGATAGTAATCCGTCTACACCTAAAAACGTATTATGCTTAGGCGCAGATTCAACTGGTAAAACTGGTAGTGTAATATCTATGTTACTTAATAATATTAATGATGATGAATGTATAGTTGTAATAGATATCGATAACTCATCATTAGAAATTATTACCGAATTTAATTCCGAAGCATTTCGTAATAATCAAATCAAACGATACAATCCTTACGCAACTATGGTTAATGATAATGGTATATCTGTTATTGACCATCAAGGTATGGTAGATAATTTACGTTCAGCGGCTCAGGCAATTGGTGAAATTGCTGAAGAACAAAAAATTAAAGCAGTAATTATCGATGGGGTCAGTTTCTTACTCGAATCTTGTGAAAATCTTATGAGAGAAGAGAAAAATTTAGATGCTGATTCTGGTGCTAATACAAACTTCTGGAAAATTCGTGCTAAGAATTTCAGAGAATGTACCGAAGTATTCCTACAATTACCTATAGATTGTTATTTCATCGGACATGATGACTTCATACGTCAACCTGATGATATAAAATTTGCGGCTGTAAAACAAAGACTACATAGTTCATGTTCTCACCGAATTATATATAAGAAAGAGGAAGATGTCAAAAATCCTCATGTCATTAATTTTATTGCTATGATAGATAAAGACCGTTCTAACATTTTAAATGTTAAAAAAGAGGTTATTTTTGCAAGCGCAAATAATGAAGACAACACATATACTTGGAATGCTAATAAAATCATGGACTTATTTAATAAAAACCCCAAAGATGTAGTAGATGAGCAAGATGATTAATGTTTAGTAATTATGAAGTAGATTATAATCAAGAAACAGATGAATTAATTATTACCAAAATGGATAATGCCGAAATTGTAAAAACCAATATAAGTAAATATGGTATTAAATGTGACATTGATGTTCAAGGAAATATTATTAATATTATTATCCCTGAACCATCTATCCTGACTGGTATAGATATAGAAAAATTAAAGGTATTTTAAAATGAATTTTGTAAACTTACATTTACATACAATGTGGAGTGTGTTAGATGCAGTTATTAAACCAAATGAGTTAGGCGATAAACTCCTCGAATATGGACAAGATACTTGTGCCGTGACCGACCATGGGTCAGTCGGCGCTTGGTATGATATTAATGATGCTTTTTCCGAACGAGGAATTAAGCCTATATTTGGTTGTGAGTTTTACTGTAGAGATTCATATAATGGAGAAAAAAGTAAAGAAAGAAAACACTTAATCTGCTTAGCAAAAAATCAACAAGGGTTATACAATATTCGCAAACTTAATAAAATTGCGAATGATAATTTTTATTACAAACCAATTATGTCATATGAAACATTATGGGATAATTGTGATGGGTTAGTTATAACATCAGCTTGCTCATTGGGTAGTGTTGCACAAGAAATTTTAAATAATAATTATAATAAAGCCGAAGACTTGGCTATTAAATTTAAAGATAAAATAGATGATTATTATTTAGAACTTCAAATGCACCCTGATTATCATGACCAAGCAAAAGTAAACGAACAAGTGATTAAGATATCAGAAAATACTGGTATAGATACTGTGGTTACATCAGATAGTCATTTTATTAATGTTGAAGATACATATGTAAGAAACATCATTGAAGCTATCGGATATCATCAAAAAATCGAAGATGTATATCAATCTCTCAAATCTAATAGTTTAGGAAATTGTGATAAAATTTCACAATGGGCTTTAGAAAGTGGTTTTCAACATGATGATATATTAAAGAAAAGTTTTGATAATACTGTTAAAGTAGGAAAACTATGTAATGCTAAATTAGAAGAGCCTGAAGTAAGAATTCCAGTATTTAATAGGTATAAAGAACTTGGCACTTTATTTGATGAGGATTGGTGGTGCTAATGCAAACAACTTTTGAGGTTAATAATAATGATTATTTAAGAAAAATGGCAACTCGTGGATTTAAGAAGCGTGGATTATCTGGTGAGAAGTATGAGACACGATTACGTGATGAATTAGATATTATAACAGATGCTAATTTATCTGATTTCTTTTTAAACACTTCATATATATGTAATTTACTTAAATCACATGGTATGTTTCTTGGTCCGGGAAGAGGTTCTGCAGGTGGTAGTTTAGTATGTTACTGCTTAAATATTGTTGCTATTGACCCATTAAAAGAAGATTTAATGTTTTCTCGTTTTATTAATAAGACAAGAATTAAAAATTCAATGCCCGATATAGATACAGATATTCCAAAAACACGTAGACAAGAAGCTTTAGATTTAATTAAAGATAAATTTGGTAGAGATTGCGCATTCAGTATCCCGAACTTAGTTAAATTCACCATTAAAACCTCTATCAAAGATGTCGCTCGTGTATTTAATGTACCATTTCAAGAAGTAAATAAAGTAACACAACTCATTACAGATGATATGACTGTTGAAGATGTGTATAAAATAGAAAAAGTAAAAGAATTTTTTGGTAAATATCCTGATGTTGAACAAAACTTTCAAAAAATCAATGGACTTATCCGTTCATATAGTATTCATGCAGGCGGAACATTATTATTCCCTGATTCAATAGAAAATTATTCATCAACAGTTAAAGTTAATGGCGTTGAATGTGTAGCATATGATGGACATAGATGTGATAGTCTCAAATTTTTAAAGAATGATACATTAGGTCTTAATACATTATCAATTATTGAAGATACTATATCCTTGATTAAAGATGATTTTGAGTTACCTAAAGAGTTTGAAGACCCAAAGGTATATGAAACAATATTGGCAAATCCATTAAATATATTTCAACTTGAAACACCGGCAGCATCTTCATATATTCATAAAATGAGACCAAACTCTTTTGAAGAACTAATTGCTGCTTTAGCATTAGTAAGACCGGGTGCACAAGATTCTGGTGATGCAGATAATTACGTAGCTATCAAATCCGGCGAAAAAGAAATAGTATATGATGACCCTAAATTAGAACCAATATTAAAAGAAACAAATGGTGCAATCATATATCAAGAACAAGCAATGAAAATATGTATGGTATTAGCTGGATTAAGTGATGTTGATGCAGATAATATACGTAAAGGAATAGGTAAAAAATTAGATTATATTTTCACCGAATATAAACCAAAATTTATTCAAGGTTGTATTGATAATGGCGTATCTGAAACTGTAGCTAATAAAATATGGAATAAGATTGAAAAATCAAGTTCATATAGTTTTAATAAAGCTCATGCTCAAAATTACGCTGTTATCAGTTATTATACTGGGTATTTAAAAACTTATTATCCTGCGGAATTCTCTATTGCTTGTCTTAATCATACAAAAGACGATGAAAAAAAGAATAAAATTTTAACTGAAATTAAAAACATGAATTTAAATTTGCACAATCCTGATATAAACTTTTCCAAGCGTGATACAGTTTTTCGCGGAAATGATATTTATATGGGCTTATCAACTATTGATAAAGTAGGGGATAAAGCAGTAGATGATATTTTGTCTCATCAGCCATATTTTTCATTCGACATTTTTTTACAAAAAAGAATTCCAAGAAAGGTTAATAAATCTGTTGTTAATAATTTAATATATGCAGGTGCTTTTGATTCTTTCGGTAAGCGTAATGATATATATAATACATTTAATAGCAAACAAGAACAATGGACTGAAAAAGATATGCTTAAACATGAATATGCAGTTCTTAAATTTAGTCCACATGAAGAATTATTAAATAAATATGATACAGAGTATGATAAATATATATCTCCAATCGATACGATAGATACAAGTCAAGAAGTTGATGAAATATTTATTAAAGGTATTTGTGTTGATATTGATAACAAAAAAGGATATAGTATTTTACACTTACAAGAAAGTGGGAATAATATATCAGTTAGTGTTAATAATAATGTACGAAATAGATATGTCGACCATATAAAAGTTGGCGACCCATACATCGTTAAATGTCATATCTGGAACCATAAATTTTATGCACATTTCTTTATTAATTTAGAAGAAGATGAAGCGTTATTTAAAGATGAATACGCATATCTTGATGGTTCTTTAGCATTAATTGTTAGAGAAATGAATAAAGAACTAGAAGTACCTTGTTATGCTTTAATTAAAAAAATTACTTATTTTAAAAGCAAACGTGGTAATGATTGTGCAAGAATTGATGGATATGATACTAATGATGTATTGATTATTAGCTGTGCTAATATGTATAATAACTTAAATCCAAATTTTATTGCATCAGATGTAATAAAATTTAATTTTTCAAAGAAGCCATTCGCTTCAATTTCACTAATAAAACAAAAAGGTGATTCAAATTAAACTTAGTAAAAGTAAAGTTAATTGTTTTTTACAATGTCCTCGAAAATTTAAATATGAAAATATTGATATGATACCACAGCCAACTCCAGCTAAAGGTTCTCCTTTAGATATTGGGTTAGCTATTCATAAAATTTTTGAATTATTTGTTAAGGAACATAGTAATGAAGATATTTCACAAATGAATAAAGAAGATATATTATCTATCTTAATGCTATATGATAGAGCTAAAGAATTTGAAAGACATATGATAAATTTTGCAGATTTTATATATGAGTGTTTTCAAAATGGTTATCAAGTATATACTGCAGAATATTATATTCATAATTTAGATTATGATTTATCTGGATTGGCGGATTTAGTATTAATCAAGGATAATAAATTAACCGTGGTTGATTATAAGACTGGTAAAACTAATAGTGTGCGCAAGTATTTATTAGAGCTTTCTTATTATGTAATATTATGTGAGGAAGAATTTGATTTAGAAGTTAATTATGTTGGTATATTTTTTACTAAGGGTAATGATTTTAGATTCGCCCAAGTACGTGGAGATATTCGTAAAGGAACTTTGTTAAGTCAAGAAGATATCGATGCAAGTGTTACATTATTGGATTTAGTAAATGATGCCGTTAAAGAGGGTAATTATCAACCTAAACGTCAATTCTTATGTAAATATTGTCCATACGATGTTAAATGTCAGTTAGTAGGGGGCTTTTAAGTGTATTATATTAAACTATTAAAAGAAGTTTTAGATTATTATCATAATAAATTTCCTGATTGGGATATGGATTTAATTTCAGAAGTAGTAGAAGAAACACTTATTACTGCGCCTATTGAATTTACTTATGAATATGTACAATCAAGAGATTATTGTTCACGATGTGGAAAATGTTGTCAAAGAATGAGCATTACTGAAGATGGTAGTGTACACGCTTGTGAACATCTTCAAAAAGATTTAGATAATCCAAAATTATATGTTTGCGATATTTGGCAAGAAAGATTCCCTGAATGTCGCGAATGGCCATATATAGATAGCGTAAATGGCAGGGGAATATTTTTAGCTGATGACTGTGATTATGTCAAAAGATTAATATATGAGGTCTTAGATAATAAGTTTAAATTATACACAGTTGATGATAATGATATTCAAACAAATCTATCTTAAGCCCCATACTCGTATATCTATACCTCGTAAAGAAAAAAAACAAATACAAACTATTATTGATATGAATAATGCTTGGAAAGATATCTATATATCAGTATATGATTTTAAAGGAACTCCAAAAGCAAATACTGCAATTGTTAATAATATTTTTTTAGATTTTGACCCAGTAAAAAATAATGATGTACTTTCTTTTGAATATTGTAAGATGGTCGCGAGACACTTATTAAACGAAAAAATTAATCATAAAGTTTTTTATTCCGGTCGAGGTTTTCATATTTTTATCGATGTAGATAAGTCTGTTAAACTAAGAAACCCTAAACAAGCTATAAGAAATTATGTAAAAGAGTTACATAAGAAAACTCATACTAAAAGTGATAGGGCAGTAGTTGGAGATTTAATGCGTGTACGTAGATGTCCTGGTACAGTTAATTTAAAGACTGGAAGATATTGTATACCACTATCAAGTCATGAAATTATGACACTTACACTTCATCAGATTAAAAGTTTAGCAACAAGTCCTCGAAATATTAGTCAACGATTAAATTTAAACAAACTTAATTTGCAAGAATATGATGAAGACAAGGTTAATATATATCAACCTACATCAGAAACAAAAAATATAACATTTTGTAATTCAATACCTTGTGTTAATGAGATGATGAAAGATGAAAACTTACCTTATTTAATGCGAGGTTATGTAATTTTATATTTGCGAGATATGGGATATGAATTAGATGAAATTTATGACATTATGAAAAAATTTTTAAGCGATGATAAATTTCATCATTGTGCATATGAAGAACACCAAATCGAATATCTATATAATAGAACAGATATTGTATTTCCTAATTGTTATAGACTAAGAGATGAGGATATTTGTGTTGGTGGTTGCTGTGGAAATAATTTATATATTAATTGAGGTAATAAAATGACTGTAATTGTAGCAATAAAATATAGAAAAACTGGTGATGTATATATAGGTAGTGATAGTGCAATTACTGCTGGAAAAAATATTGAAAAAACTAAAAATCCTAAAATCTGTTCAAAACCATTTAATATTGTTGATACTGATGGTAATGTTTTAGAACATAGGTTTTTAATTATAGGTTTTGCAGGAGCATTTTCTGTATTTAATTTTATGAAATATTCTTATATGGCTCCTGATTTAATTGAAGGTACAGATATACGCACATATTTAATTAATTCATTCTTATTTTGTTTAAAAGAAGAACTTGAGGTTTCTGGATTAGTTGATATGAATGGAACTCAAATGGTTACCAATAGCACATTTTTGATAATTTATAATGGTGACATATTTGAGATTGAAGATAATCTTGGATTATTTGAACCTGATAGTGATTATGTAGCTATCGGTGTTGGCAAAGATTTAGCGCTTGGTTCTCTTTATTCTACCAAACGCAATAAACCAAGTAATAGAATTAAAAAGGCAATTGAGGCCACAGCTCATCATTCATTATATGTAAATGATAAATATGACTGGTATCGTATAACAGAAGATGATTATAAATGTTAATAAAAATTGATAATAGAGAAGATAATAAAACAATAAAAGCAATACAAAAATACTTTCCTGATATTTGTGAGGTTACTCAAAATGATAATGGTGATGTATTAATTACGCGAACAACTAATCCTGATGTAATGATAGAATTAAAAACTGTTCCAGATTATATCTCGAGCTATACAAGTAGACATATTCAGGAGCAAGTTTTAAGAATGAAAGAAGAATTTCCTTATTGTTTTATAATAATATATGGAACATTTGATGATGTAAATACTTACTATCAAAGATTTAGTAAAAAACAATATTATGGAAATATAGTTTCATTAACAATGAGATATAAAGTTCCAGTTATTCAAGTTGAGAGTCGGAATGATATGCTTGTAGCTATTGATATGATTATTAATAATATAAATAAAGAAACTGAACCTATTGAACCACCTATTGTACAAGCTCAAGATAAAAGTGCAAAAGTTAAAATGTTAATGGGCGTCAATCATGTTGGTAAAAAAACAGCAAAGTTATTACTTAGTGAATTCCATACTCCACAAAATGTTTTAAATGCTACGGATAAAGAATTATTATCAGTTAAGGGAATTGGTAATACAGTTGTTAATGGAATTAATGAGGTGAGATAATGGATGATACAGAATTACAAGTATTAAAAATTTTAATAGATACAAATAGAACATTATTCGATGCACGTAGAGCTAATCAATCACGTATTAATAATTTTCAAAATATTACTGAAGAAGGTGTTGAATATCTAACCGATATTAGTGTAAATTTTTTAGATAAAGCATTAGATTCTTTACGTAAGGATATTCAGAGAACTATGGTATTTATGCCTGAATATTCTAATTTCTTAGAAAATATTAGAGAAATATCTATCTATGATGCAGGCGAATTAATTGTTTTGATAAAAGATATTAATAGATTTAAAAATAAAAACTCATTCATTTATTATTGTGGGCTTTCGCCAGTTGTTAAAGTTGGTAAAAAATATCAAAAAATCACAACTAATAATAAACAATATGGTACCGTAATTGGTAGCCCAAAACAAGATACTTCAAAGATACAATATAACGATAGATTAAATAAAGTTATTCTTAAGATTGTGCGAAAACTTATTCAATATAATCCACAATATAAAAGAATGTATGGTGATTATTTAGATAATTACGCATTTAAACACCCTACATATACAATGAAACATCTTAAATATATGAGTCAAAGAAAAGTTGCAACAAAGTTTGCGAAACATTTATATAGTAATTTTTACAAAATTGAAAATGGTGATACATATGATTAAAAATGAAACTGAATTAAAAAAAATATATGGCGACTACTATGATGATGAACAATATACTACAAATGGTATAGATTATAGACTTAAAGATGTATCAATATTGGTTGAAAAAACACAATCAACTAATACTGAATTAAAATATATTGGAATTGTTGATAACAAAAAAACATTACCTAATTATATTCCTCTACAAGATAGTGATGGAATTTATCATTTTAGAGCAGGTAGATATTATATATGGGATTTAGGTAAACATCAAATTCCTGATGATGCAATTGCTATGTTTTGGCTTCGTTCAACTATTATGCGATGTGGTGGTGTCTTAAATTCTTCTGTAGCTGACCGCGGATTTAATGGTACAATTAGTGTTGGGTTTTATTGTCATAATAATGTTTCAATATCTAAAAACGAACGTGTAGTACAAGCTGTTTTCTTTAATAGTAATGATGATGGAAATACTTATGATGGCGATTATCAGGAGGAATAGAGATGATTTCACACGCTGTTTTAGAATCAATATATCAAAGCTTTGATGATGATGGTTATAAATTTTTTAATATATATCAAAGAGGAGATTATATTACTGGTGTATATTTAAATAAAACTAAAAATATTCTTGATGTATTACATAGAAATCAACCATTTCTTAATAGTCAAGTAAATTCTAATGTTGTATTTCATTTTGTTGAGATTGATGTAGTGTTACGGGGTATTATTCAAGGTCAATTAGATTCTTATAGATTATTATCTCATTCAAGCGAAATTCAAATACCTTTTGATAAGGAAAGAAGAAGAATATTAGATACTATTAAAAATAATTTTCCGCTCTTTTATTTTAATCAAACAACTATTGATAAAATTGATGGATTATTAGAAAATGAAGTATATGATATTGATGAGTTTAATTTCTTATTTGAAGATATTGCTTTTATTCAACAAGAAGAATTTACTCCATATGACGCTGAATCATTAGATGATTATTTACAGTTAAGAGTTATATTGCAAACGAAGAAACAAGAATTAGAATCAACTAAAGTACCAAAAATCTCTCAAAACATTTTTGATGAACTCAATGAATATCTTGTCTCACTCCGAATGGCGGTATACAATGAAGAGAACAACAATTAAAAAACTTGAGAAAAATAAGTGTTATTGTAAAAAGGCGGATAAAGATATTAATTTACTTGATTGCAATATTGATTGCAGATTTTTTGAAAGCTGTCGTAAAACAACAGCTCGTCAAGTAGATAAAGATTTAACACGAACACGAATGAAAAAGAAATAAAATATTTTTTTTAATTATGAATATAACAATTGTTATATTTTGAAAATAGATACCTTTATATACTTCAAAGTGTAATGTTTAATTATGTCTTATTTATAGTAAAATTCAATGAGACATAAAACTGATTTTAAAAAAATAGTGATATCATGACAGAAAAATTAATAGTAATGCACTCTAACGGAGAAAAACAAGCTTTCCGCCCTCGAATTATCGGAAATACAATTATGAAAGAAACTAATATAGATGAAGAATTAGCTGAAAAAATTCAGAACAGAATTGTTCAAAGATTATATAAGCTAAAAAAAGATGATGGATTAAAAGAAATATCTACTTCAGCAATTAGAGCAGAGGTTTCTCATCATTTGCTTAATGAGGGTGAATTTGAAGCAGAAGAAGATTCTAGAAAATTAGGTCTATCAGTAAAAGAATTTGAAGACCTTTTAGAAAATGGTTGTAAAGATAATGCTAATATGACATATAATCCAGAAATGATTGCAAAATATAGTTGGGACGCTATAGCTAAACAATATGCTCTTTTAACAATGCCTCCTGCATCAGCTAAAGCTTATACAGATGGTTATCTACATCACGCCGATATGGAATATTATAATACAAGAAGTAATTGTTTTATTTACGATATGCGTAAAATTATTAGAAATGGATTACAAGTACCATCAGGTAGTTATGCTAAGCCACCTAAACATTTAGATACTTTATTGTCATTATTATCAGAAAATTTTATGGCACATGGTGGATTTCTTAGTGGTGGGGCAGCTTATAATCAATGGAATGTTTATGCAGCTCCTTTTGCTAAGGGATTAACTTATTCAGAGTGCAAACAGTGCGTACAAGCCTTCATATTCGACGCAAATCAAAGTTTAGTTAGCAAAGGTTCGCAGCTCATATTCTCAAGTCTAAATATAGAAATTTCAGTTCCTGATTTTATGATGGACTTAGATGCGTGGGGACCCGGTGGGGTTATTAATGGAAAATACTCTGATTACGTAAATGAAGCCGAAATGCTTACAGAGGCATTATTAGAGGTAATTGAAGAGGGCGATGGACATGGAAAGCCTCACGTATTTCCCAATTTTATCTTTGCACTTAGAAGAGAGTTTATTGACCACCCACTAATGAAAAAATTACATCAAGTAATTGCTAAATGCCCAACTCCGTATTTAGCTAATATGGAACGAGATAATGTTAATAAGCTTTGTTCTACTATGGGATGCAGAACTTGTGCTATAGATAGCGGAGATGATTGGGAGAATGAAGTACAAGACTTTGGTAATTTTTCATATTCAACTATTTCATTACCATTAATAGCATACGAAAATAAAAACGATAAAGATGGTTTTTATAAAGAATTAGATAAATATTTAGAAATTGTATATGAAACATTATTAGATAGGAAAGAAAAAATTCGTCATGCCTTATATGACTTGCATATATCCGACTTCTTACTTACTTATGATGAATATACTGATACACAATTATATAATCTTGAGAAATTATCTTATAGTTTTGGTGTTGTTGGTTTAAATGAAATGTGTTTAAATTTCTTTGGTAAAGATATTACTTCACAAGAAGGTCATGATTTTGCTATTGAAGTATTAGAATATATTAATAAATATGCTAATAAGTGTAAAGAAGAAACTGGTTTAAAATTTAATGTATTATCCTCTCCGGCTGAATCATTAAGCGGTAGATTAGCAAGAATTGCAAAACAAAAATATCCTGACCTTATAACACAAGGAACTGGCGATGGCGTATACTTTACCAACTCTCATCATATTAATGTATCTAATGAATGTGATTTAACAGAACACTTTGATAATGCTAATGATTTTAATCCATTGACTCCTGCTGGCTCTATATGTCATATCTTTTGTGATGGTAATCCAAACCCAGACGCACTATATGATATTACTAAAAAATTAATGGAAACAAATATTTCATTTTTTGCATTTTCTACTGTATTTATTACTTGTAATGATTGTGGTCATATGGTTAATAATAATTTAGATGCTTGTCCTTTCTGTGGTAGTGAAAATATACTTAAATGGGATAGAATAACTGGATACACTAGACCGATTTCAAGCTTTGGTGCAAATAAAGCTAATGAGTTTAAAGACAGATATAGACATAATCTAAATTAATCTTTTCTATTTTTTTTGAGGTGTAAAAATGACTGGATATATTTATGAAATCGTTAATTTGGTAAATAATAAAAAATATATTGGACAAACTATTAATCCTATAAATAGAGAAAAACAACATTTTACTTCTTTACAGAATAATAAGCATTGGAACAAACATTTACAGCGTAGTTTTAACAAATATGGTGAAGAAAATTTTGATTTTTTTATTATAGATTCCACAAATAATCTTAATGAATTAGATGAACTCGAAAGTTATTATATTGTTGAAATTGGAGGTTTTCCTGATACACAACTATGCTATAATAATATCACAGATAGTTGTGGGTCTTCACGTACATTTGAAGCATATACTCATCAAAAAGATATTTGTGATATGTATATAAAAGAGAAAAGCGCATTAAAAGTTTATAACAAATATCATTGTGGCGTTGGCGTAATTTATCATATTTTAGAATTAAATAATATAGAAAGAATTAATGGAAGAGATGATTTAAATGAAGATAAAATTTGTCAAGAATATATTAATGGAACAAGTTCTTTAGTTTTAAAAAATAAATATAATTGTGCTAAAGGCACTATTTTAAAAATATTATATGATAATAATATTGATGTCAGAGATGGGTCTGATACTCAATTTAAAAAGGGAAATATACCATATAATATTCGTTTAGATGTTTTAGAACATGAAGATGAAATATGTAATCTTTATTATTTTAATATATTTAATATATCACAACTATCTGCGAAATATAATTGTGGCGCTGGTATAATTAGAAAAATTTTAAAAAATAATAATATTAAAATAACTTCCACAAAGGGAAAAATCCCTTATAATAAAAGTCAAGGAAAAATAGATAAAATCGGTGGTTTTAGTTATATATATCAAAAACTACAAAAAGAAACAGCTTCCCAGATTAGTCGAAATCTTAATATAAGAAGACAAGGTGTTTCAGAATGGATTAGAGAACACGGAGTAAGTACGATAGAAGCTAAAACACTAAATTTTGCACAAACATCTTTTATAGACTTTCCAAAAAAGGCGTGTTTATGTTTAAGTACTGGTTCTTGTCTAATGAATTGTCCATATTGTTTTAATAAAGAACTTAAAAATAAACATTATTTATCTGCCGATGTTGCAAATGTTGCAATAGATAAAAAATTGAAATATATAACAGCCATTTCCGTTACCGGAGCCGAACCATTATTAAATCCTGAATTAGATGAAATATTAAAATATGCTAAAAGTAAGGGCTTAAAAACAAAAATAGATACTTCACTAAAAACAGATATAGTTATCGACAAAAACATATTCAAGCACCTCGATTATATGAACATATCGATTAAAAATTTAGAACACTTACAATATATCGACTATATAATCAATTGGATAATTAATAATTATGATACTTACTTAGAATTCAATCTCGTTTATCACCCCCAATATATATCAAAGACCGAATTAAAACAAATAAATGAGATAATAAAAAAATACGATGTCCCGCTCGTTCTTGTACAAATGGATATCGACTTTATGGATTCAATAAACGACAAAGTAAGTAAAAAAGAACTTATCCGCGCCGCCGAATTATTTGATAATGAAAATATTTATTTATTAACTAAAGAATTTGGTCGAGAAAAACTTTAAATACTATGACTAATAAATAATAATATGGAAACAAAGATTAGAGTTTCCGTATTTGATAGTACAAAAAAACTTAGTTCATCCACAAAAATAGATTCAAATATTCATTTAGAATTTAGAGGTAAGAGAACAACTCTTATCTCTTCTACTATCAAAAAGGTGATTTAATGAGTTTAGATACAAATATATATGATGAATTCTTGGAGTTCAGAAATAAAGGAATATTATTATTATTTTTATTATTTATAGTATTACCAAATGTCGGCATAGTATTACTCGGTATATTATTAGCTTTAGCGCTTAGTCTCACCGGTAATGCTTGGTGGAGTTTTTTAGTAATATTTTATGCAGTTATTTATTTAATAATAATATTGCTTTATAAAATTAATTAAAAATGAGGTGTAAATATGGCATATGAAAAAAAACCATTTGTAGATTTTGTAAAATTTAATCATCAACGCGATGAAAAAGATATAATCGATGAGTATAATTCATATCGAGATAAATATAGTGAATGTAAACATTGTAAGGTTTGTCAAGAACGTAATTATTTTAAATACAATAGAAAAAAAGACAAAATTCGTTTTAAGTATTGCAATGGCGTAAAAGATTTAATTGATGATAATAAATGGACTATAGTAGAAGGTAGTAATTTTAAACACGTAAAAACAACTGATGGACATACGTTAGCAAGTACTTACTTACAAGATAATACTAAACGAGTTCATTATTTTAATTATAATAATTTTGACTTTAGATTAAAAAATATTTATGTCTCAAAAGATAAAATATTAAAACCAATAAACCGATATAAAAAAACAAAAGATGAAATTTATTTTGATGAGATAGATATGGTATATGTCGTATTTATTCCACAAAAAGAGCATGGAAATATACGACATAAATTTGCAACAGAACGTGAAGCATTTGTGTTTTATTGTCGACATTATCGGAGCTGTCAATTAAGTAATTGTAATCATGATATTTTTGATTTACGCAAGATACAACAGTATAAAGCAGATGGCTTTACCGCAACAGAGATTGCAAGTAAAATAGGCGTATCTCGTCAAAAGTTATGTACCGTACTGCGTGATAACTATACTTACTTCGATCAACTTTAACCGAAAGATTTATATATGTAATACTATATATTAAAATAGTATGAACGGAGATGAATTAAATGAAAAACTTTGGGATACATATAATGCTTTAAGAGATGTCCCAGAGTATTCACAGATGGCCGAACGGCAACGTTTTGCCTCAGCAACAGTCTTGTCATTATTATATGAATTTTTAGATGATAAAACAACATCTGACGCTGAATTCCGTGCTTACATGAAATTTACGCGGATTTGGTTCCGTGATAATGAAGAAGAATTATTAGCAGGTGTATAATGATGGAAGCAGAAGAAGAAAAATACGCATATGTATACGAACAGATAAATAAAATAAGAAGATTATGTGATGATATTGAAGAACAATTAAAAAATAAAGAAGCAAGTTTTATAATGATACTTGGTGACGTTGAAATGACAATATATACATCACAAGATAAACTCGAAGACACGATAGCAAATGTCAAGCGAGCAGGATTTAAGGTTAAAGAATGAATATAAGTACCCCACTCACAGCAATAGGCGTTTTCTTAATTGTTATTATTAATATAGCACTAATTTATGGTGTATGGTTGTTTATCGCAACTTGTTGTGCCTTTTTAGGATTAGCTGGATTTAATTTCTGGCTTACAAGTATCGCAATGACCCTTTTACTCTATGCAGTATCAAGTTCAGTAACAATTAAAAACTCTAGTAGATTGATTGAATGAACAAGAAATGTAATAGATGTAATAAAATAAAAAATATTAATAATTTTACGAAAAATAAGAATAATAAAGATGGATATAGTTATTATTGTAAAGATTGTACAAAAAAACAACAATATCTATCTGGCATTAATAAAAAATATCAAAGCGATGACTTAGTTATCATAGACTTATTGCAAAAACAAGATATTCCCATAGAGGGATTAGACAAGGAAAAAGTTGTAAATACAACAGTTTCCATGATAGATTTGCCAAATATGATAGAACCAATTTGGCGGCTTTTGCCATCGTTTTTAATTAAATATAATTTTACATATGAAGAATATCAATTCTTTATATCACAATGTAAAAAAAATAAATTTTATATAACCTAAATACCGAGCAATATGTGAATTAGGTGATGTATGGGCGGTTCAAGGTAAGTGTTTAATGTTATTAGAGTTAAGACTAAACCTGCTATTGCAATAAATAATTTAAAGATTTTTGAAAATCGTTCTGCTTCAGCTATTTGCCTATTGCTCTCTATTTCTTCCATACGTTGCATACGCTTGGATTCGTCCATTTGGCGTTGTGCTTCGTTTTTATCTATTTGTTTCATACGCTCAATTTCATCAATTTTGCGCTGAGACTCATGACGGTCTATTTTTGAATCTAATTTTATAATTTCATCATGATTTCTATCTAAACTATCAGCCATTGTATCAACTTGTTCTTCTAAAGATTTTACCCCATCTCTAAAAGGCTTAAAAGTGTCGGTTACAAAATCTTGTAATTGCTCATTGGCATATGTTCTATTATGCTCATTTTCTGTATCTATCTTTTCTTGTAATTCGCTTTTAAAATTACGTAATTCAGTCATACTCTTAAGCATTTCTTGATAGTTGCCATAAATTTTGTTATCGACGCCCTCTTGGCGCATAATCTCTGTTTCTAATAATTGAAGTTTGCCCTCTAATGGGTTAATTTGTTCTTCAATTAATTTAATCATCTGATACCTATCACCATTAGTTAACCCCTTACTACTAACATCTTTAAGTGATTTAATATCTTGACGTAGTGCCTGAATTTCAGTTTCTAATGTGATATCCATATAAATCACTATTCTAATTTTTCAAGTATTAAATCTAACTTATCCTCTAAAGCATTAATTCTGATATCTTGTTGATTAAGTTTATCCAGAATATCTTTATTTTGGTCTCCGATTAAATCTATATTGGGGTTTATAGTTTCTTGTACCGTATTATCAAGTGATAAATCACTTGCAACAGCATTGGTTTGTGCTGTTGCAACGATAAGAGTGTCTAGTTTATCACTAATTTCGGTCGTACCTACTAAATTATTTTCTATATTACTTGTTACTTCATTAATAAGCTCTTTAGTTGCTTGTTTATTTCTAATATTTGTTTCTTGAGCTTCTGTTTGTATTACGAATTCGTCACTCATTTTATCACCTATGATAACGTATAAACCACACCAAATTTACGAATATTTGGAGCAGCTAATTCTTTATCTGCATTAGGATATATTCTCATTTTAAGCTTTGGCCCAAATGATGGAATTGTTTTGCTTCTATATCCTCTAATTGTTTGTATAATTAAATCTTTTGGTTGTAATATCGTTCCGTCATCATCTACATTATTTCTAACTAATTTAATTAGTTGAATATTAGCTGTTGATGTACTTCTACGTTTAAACCATGCACCTACGAAGTATGAATGTCCCGGACTTGCATTTGTATCGGTATCACCCGGATATATTCCACCTACAGTTTCAACTGTGTCTGGTTTTGTTCCAGCTAATTGGTCAGCAGTTGTACTAGGAATCATATCTTTTAATGGGTCTCCAGTAAATGTTCCGGTGCTTGTTTTAGGAGTAGTTAATGTACCATTTACAGACGCCCATAATCTAGCCCATAACTCAGAACCTTCAGCATTTGAGCTTGTATCTACATAATCCCATGCAGGTAGTGTTAATGTTTCTAATAGTGTTTCCCCTGCAGTATCTGCATAAAATTCTAATGTAAATTCTCCTTTAGGGAAAATATCCGTACAATAATAACTTACATAATACCAATTAACATTTGCTGGGTCATATTCATGTTCATATGTAGCGATATCACCAATAACATTATCTCCGCCGATATTAAATTCCATTAATCCAAAGAACGCATCATCAGATGGATTATTTACTAATCCAACACTAATATCGGCATTAGCAAGGTCTTCATTTACTTTCCATTTTCTTAATGAATTATCTCCCGGAATTACACTATTAATATTGTCTGATTTTAATTTAATACTTGCAATACCAATACCATCACATACATATCCATTAGTATCTTTAACACATTTTAATGTATTTGCTTTTGCGACATCTTTAACACGAATACCAATTGATTTAACATTTCCATAAGCATATACATCATCTCTAAATCCACTAATATTTACTTCATTAATTTCATTACCTTTTAATTCTTGATTAATTGTATATGTTTTTCCATATGTAGCATTTGGTACCCATACTGTTTTTTCTATATAATTACCATTTGAATCTTTAATAAAATTACCATTTGAATCAGTTTCATATACAGCATTTCCATTATCGTCTTTTACATATTGTAATTCATCGATTGAGCCATTAGTGTTTAATGATACAACTACTTCTAATGTTCCAGCTGGAATAGTTCTTTTTGTATCTATAACATCACTACTATTCAATGGTAGTATCGGTATAATACTTAAACTTAATTGGGTATAGTTTGTCATATCAATACCATTAGGGAAAGCTTTTCCAATAATAACAGTACGAGGACTATAAGTTTCTTTACCTATTTCATCAATAGAACAGTAATATGCTTCTTTTCCGGTAAATGTTGGTTGATATGTTGCTAACATATATTGTTCTAATTTTGTATAAGTTTGTGTATCAGATGATTCTGCTGATTTAGTATAAGTAAATACGCCATCAATTTGTCTTTTATCTATTGTAGTATGTGAATTAATATCTCCCATACGTACTTTAGTTCCATCTGTTGCACTATCTTCTACTCCATAAGCTATTACTGTTCCTTGGCCTTCATTATAATTAACTTCCGTATCTAAGTCCATTCTGTAATTATGTTCATCATATTCTACATCGGTATCATTAACTGAATAATCAACAGATGCTTGACTGAAATCGCTTAATTTTAAATCAGCGAATACAGTAGACCAGAACACGGCATTATGAGTATTGGATACACTAGCAGTTACTGGAATAACTGGTGTTTCAAAATATGATATGAAAATATCAACATCAATTTCTCCATCATTTTCTTCTGCCCATAATCTCGCAAATTCCCATTCGCCGAAGTTTTTATAAGTATACGCATCACCTAATAAATTTGCATTTATCCAACCGGCATCTAATACACGTGTTTCTAATCTGTGTTTATAATCACTATATTGAGTATCAGTAACACTTTCTCCAACATTAAATACCACAGCAAATCCTTTTGTGTCGTTATATTTAACAGTAGGAGTATTAGTACCATTTCCACCTAATACAATCTTCCATTTAAATGATTTACCGGTTCCACTAAATTTAATAGGTTCTGTCTGTATCTCAGTATATGTTCTACCACCATTATTTGATACATATGTTTTAATACTACAACCATCGGGTATATCAACAGTTTTAGATGCAGATACGGCTCTGATTGGCATATTTGTAGTAACAGTTTGAGAGTATAATGTACCAGTTTCAGCATATTTAGGTTGCTTACGTTTAACTAATAAGTCCCATGTATAATCTTTAATAGCTGTTGGTTCAATATATAATACACTAGGAGTAGATGGTCCTCTACATGTCATCGCTGTACCAAATTTATATTTAGGGTCTATAGTTTGGAAAGAATCGATAAATATCTTTCCCTCGTTTTTATTTGTATCTGGTGTTCCATATACTAATAAGGTATATTTACCAGCAGGTATATCCATATGTACTGGGAATTCGTGTGGTTCATCTAATCTTTGGTTACCTTCTTTATCTTGTGATATGTTTTTTATATTAATCATTTCACTTTGATAAACATTAGGGAATGTTTCATCGTTACTAAAATGCTTTGTGTAACATATAAATTTATCTCGTGGTGGATTAAATACTACATCGTTTTTGAATAATAATATTCCAAAATTTTCCATACTATTAAATTCTGTTATTTGTGGAATAAGAGATTCTAAATATATCGGTGAAGATAATTCAAAATTCAATGCCGGAAATTCACTTTGTTGTTGACCTAAAGCATCAATATTGCTTCTGATTGTATATCCAAGCGTTTGATAAGATTTATCTTTTTTATAATCATTACTTACTGGTGCATTAGTTGTAAATTCATCATCATATTTGTTTAGTTTAAGCTTAACAGTACCATTTTCGGTATCAATATCTATCCCATCAGTAGATGAAGTATCTAAGCAATCTTGTCCATTAAACATATCGTTAATAGGAGCTCGGCCACTAGTTTTATATGTATCAATTTTTTTAGTCGTTTCGGTGACTGACTCATCGTCAGTGGATATTGTTCCTGTTCCGGTATCTTTTACTAATAAATTAATTTTCTTTGTAGTAATTGCTCCATCGCTAACTGTTTGAATTGTTGAACCATTCTTATTAACTTTTAATCCGCCGGCTGTAATGAGTTTCATTTCACTACAAGTGGTGCTATCTTTTTTATTACCTCCACAGAAACCACAATATTTTGTATCACATTTTAAACATTTAATTTCTTTTTCGGTATCACTGATATTATTAACAATTAAACTACCACTAGTTTGACAGTTAGGGCAATAATTGGACCAGCCTCTGCTTACGGTTGCTCCAGCTACATAATCTTTTTCATTTTTACAGCAATCACAACTTGGACTAAACATATCGATAATTTTATCTGATGTTACAATACCATCGAAATCTTTAAAACTCCAATAATATTGTTGAACAGTACTATCTTTATGCGTATAAACAACTTCTCCATTATCATTAATAGTTAATACTAAATTATTTGCTTCATCCGCATTTTCTTCTTGAATGGCATTTAATACACAATTATAATGAATTCTAGATGGAGCATTACGGTCTTCAGAATATGCAGTATATTTTTTTAATCTACGAATTTCTTCTCGTAAATCTCTTGGTCGAACCCAGCCATTGGTATCATCTTGAATAAGTATAGGTATTTTTTCATTAATTCCTTCGCCACAATATCTGCAAGTATGAGCACTGTATACATTTTCTTTATTACAATAAGGACAAGTCCAGCTTTCAGTGCTGTTTTTATATGTCATAATATATGCAATTGGTAAAACATTTTCCATTACTGGTACTTCAAATGTATTCTGTGTTACATTTCCCTTAATAACATCTACTTGTCCAGACGAACGCATACAAACTAAATCAACACGATTACCATCATTACTTGGCCCATCAACACAAATATGCGTATCTAACATATATACTTTTTGTCCTAATATTAATCCAATACCGGGATTAATTATATAGGTATTTGATGTTGAAGCAAATTGTTCTCTAAAACATAAATCGCAATATATATTACTTGTTACATCAGTATAAATATCATTATAATCTACTCCATTATATGATTGCATTAATCCAGATATAGTAGATGTACTATTGGTTTCTGTATCAAAGTTTATATTTTGAGTATATGTACCATTAGCATCAAATTTGATTTGAAAACTTTCTGAAGTTATTTCTTCTGTTCCTAATACTACTGTCTCATCGCCGTTAATTGCTGTATCAATAGATGAAATACTAATAGGGCGAATTATGAAGTAATAATCTCCTATATTTATATGTTTTTGTTCAAAGTTAAATGTAATTGCTTTTTCTTCTGTTGTATTTTTTGGTAATTTTGCATTTGTTTCTGCAATTAAAGAATTATTTAATACTGAACGAATTTCTGCGAAAACAGTTACCGTATAAGATGATAAGTTTTTAAAGTATGTAGTAATTGAATTAATTTCACTTTTTGTTATTTTAATACGTTGTCTTAAATATTTTTCATGAATTGATATCCATTCATTTTCTGGGTCATAACTTAAATTAATTTGGTCGTATTTTTCTGGCGTAGGAGTAAGTATAAAACTATTTGGGTCTCCTCCTAAAACCACAGCTGGTCCTTCTACATCAATAGCTAACTCCGTAAGTGCAGTATCTATTGCAGATTGTATAGAATTAATATCAGATGAACGAGCTGGATAACCGGGTTTTAAATCACTTGTAACGTTTTTATAATATCCAGTCAACTTAATCACCTTAATCTAAAGATATGATAAGATTATATTGCATAGACACGCTATCTTTTTTTGTAATCTCTGGTACTTTTGCAATACCCCAAATTGTACCGTCATTTGCGGAATCAAAAATTGCTATTTCTTTTATAATTCCTCCACCGACTGGTGAATAATTTGAATCATCAAAAGTTCCATATAATGTAATACTTTTTGTTCCAGTATTACTTAGAACCAAATCTGCTCTACTATACCCATCTCCGCTTACTTCTTGAAAATTATCTGCATTAGATGCAGATGCGGTAGATTGTACAGCAGAACTATTTTCTCCACCTAAGGCTAAGTATTTAAAACCTTTATCATTAAGAAATGCTTTTTGTAACATTCCTAATTTACCGTTATCTGTAATATATGTGTCTCCCATTTTATCCCTCTAATTTTTTATTATATTCTTCTTCTGTTATTGTAATCCATTCATCATTTTTTTGTATTAGATATGAAACCTCTCCGGTTTCACTATCTGTTATTTTTATCATTTCTGTAATATTTACTTTTCCTAAATCAAAATCTGCCATCTTATACACCTACATATATCCATCTAGTTTATCATCAACTTTAAAATCGGTTCCAACATATTCATATAGTACATGAGTATTAAAAGCTTCAGTCTTATATTGTGTGAAATCAGCAACTCCGTATGTACCTTCTAATACAGTATTTACAGAATATTGAATACTTTTATCGTCATTGTACATCGTAATCGTTTGTCCAGCTAAGGCCGATACATTACTACCAGCTTTAAGTTCTAACCTAACTCGCATTGAACCATCATCTCTATTTAAAAATGCAGGAATAGGTAAAATATTAATATTAGTTTCAATTTGGTTGCTATTGTAGTAATTATTACCTCCAAATTTTATATTAAATATCCAGTTACCAGCAGATAAGTTAAGTATCAAACAATATATTCCATTAAATAATTCATCTATATATCCATCTTTAATTAAAACCGATTGTTTTTTATCTTCGGCGCCCTCTTTATAATAATAAACATTAACCGTATCATTTGTAATATAATTAATTGTACTATCTTTTTCTAATAAAGATATTTTTAATTTATCACTACTATAAGCTGAAAATTCATTTGAATTAACTTTAATATCAGTATTTAATTTTTTACTATTTATATAAAGTTGAGGAGCATTAGCTTTACTATATGAACTACTTAAGCTACGTGGGTCATATTCTGCATAAACCACAAATCGGTCTTCGCTTGGTATGATATCCTTTGTATCATATGTAACACTAGCTTTTCCATCACTATCTACTTTAATATATCCACTATCATCTTTTTTAATTATATTACCATTTAAAGAATCACGAAGTTCTGTATAGATATATCCATTAGTTAATGGGGCGTTATTTTCATCAAGTACTTGATATAATATAGTAACTTTTTCTTTATAAAATGGTTCAATATAATATTTAGCATTTGATAATTTTAAACTACTGTCATTAGTACTTGTAGCACCAATTAATTGTATTTTTGGTTTTTTATAAGATGTTATAGTTAATGTTCCATATCCAGTACTAGATTTGTAAATATTGCCCTCTGGTATATATTCAACTTTAATATTATAATCATAATTTATCTTATTATATTCTGTTGGTAATGTATATTCTATAATACCATGATTTGCAATTTGACCACTAACCAAATCAGTTTCGGTTGTTAATGTATATTCTGGCTCAATAGGTATATCATTTATCCAAAATTTAAGTGTACCTAGTGCTATATCATCTGCCATTAACCAAGCTTCAAATTTACAAGTATCGCCAACTTGAGCTTCAATATCTTTAACGAATACAGAAGTATTATAGTTTTTAGAATAATCTTTTCCTCTATCAACTTTTAAATTAGATATTTCAATATTTTGATTTAAATTTTGACGATAGAAATCATATTCAATATTAAAATCATCAGTTCCATCTAAAGCAACCGAAAAATTATTTCCAGATTGTAATTGTGGATTATGAGCTATATATGTATATTGTGGCGAGTAACAATTAAAACTTAAACATAGATTACTTATATCTTGATATTTATTATTGTTCTCTTTTTTCAATAACTTTCCAATATGTTTATTATTATTAAAACCTAATGTATAATAATTATATTCATCATATTCTGGTAACTCTAACCCAAGCCAATATTGGTCAGTAACATTTAATCCAGTAACGAATAAGTCATAGTTGATTAATTCTTTAGTTTGATAACCCCAACCATCGATATATCGACTTCTTATTAAATTATCTGGTTCACCATTTTTATCATCATAGATACACAATTTTATTCTATTATGAGGATAACCAATTTTGCTTAATACATTTAATCCTATACCATCAATTACAGTAGATTTTGGTGTAAATGCTTGATATAAACCATCGTGAAGTTCTATATAATTTAAATATTCGTCATTAACATCTACAGAAACTTTACTATCATTAATAATACTATTACCATATGGATTAGACATTTTTTCAAACATATCTACTGTGTAATCATTGGTTCGCTCTCCATTATACAAATTAATTATTGAGTTTTTAATATTAATTTTATCAGAATCATGATTTGAGGAAATAACATCAGTAATTAATTTATAATTTTTATCAATATATTTAACAATTAATTCAATAGAATATAGTTTTATATATTCGTTATAATCAATATAATTAAAATCTATAATTCCTAAGACTCTATTATTTAAGTTATAACCATTAATTTGTTTTGGTGATTTTTCTTTTAGTCCCCATAG